GAACGGGGATCTTGCCGAACGATTTTGCTTTCATCGGAATCAGAGCCAGGCCAGGATCTTGTACTTGGCGCTCGTCGTCACCGTCACCTTCACGTTGGTCGCGTCATGCGTTCCCTCGGTCACGGTGAAGACATTGGTGCTTCCGCTGTTGTCCGTGCAGGAGATCAGCACGCCTGCGGGCACCGCACCCAACCCGTGCGCGATGCTCTGCTGGGCGCCCGTGCCAGTCTGCACCGCCGACAAGAACTGCTTCTGCTTCGACGGGTAGATGCCCTTGAAGTTTGCCTGCGGACCCGCGCTCTGAAACTCCGGAGCGTTAACGGGCGTTTTTTCCACTTTGACTGCCATGTCTCTTCTCCTTTCCCGGCTTGGCCGGTTCGTGTTGGGGAAGCTTGGAGAGCGCCCGCTCCGCTTCAGCCTGTGTCCCGATTCGGCGCTGCTCATAGAGCTGCCGTGCGCGCATCAACTGGACCTTGTTTGTGGCGTCCGGAGCGGGATACTCATCGCCGACGTCAGACGGTGTAAAGCCCTGCAACGGGCGCAGGACGTAAAGCGGCGGAGCCAGGCCCCTGGTCAGCCGCGCCCACGATTCACGGCGAAGCATCATGTCTACACCGCCGAGATCACGTTGTTGAAGTAGAACCCGAGATCCGCAGAAACCAGGCGCATATCGAACGCAGAGTCGATCTCCACGCGATCCGAAGCCAGGTGCTCCATGCGGAACGTCTTGATGCGGACGCCGGCGCCGCCGGTGGTTCCGATCAGGCCCGTCCAGTTGAACACGTACCCGGCGCTGGGTGTCATCAGGCCGGCGTTCTTCGGACGGTAAAACAGCGCCGCGCTCAGGCCGCCGATGAACGCGTTGGATTCGGCCGCGCCTTCCGCCGCCTGGTTGTAGACGGCGTCGATGACCAGGACCTCTTCGAGTTCCAGGATTTCCGCCATGATCTGGCGGGTGGCCACTGCCGGGTTCGGCGCGGTCTGGCCATATTTGGTGCGGTCGATGAAGTCGGGATGATCCACGAGCTTATCGAACACCGGGCGGCTGATCACAAAGATATTGGGCGCAAAGCCGCCGCTCGACAGCCGCATCTGGGTCTTGGCGTGGCGGATGTCGGTAATAGGGTTGCCGTTGGGATAATTCGCGGAGTCCCAGTAGATCACATGGGTGGAATCCGCCGTTGCCTGGCCGCTGGCCTGGTTGGTCCAGATGCCGGTGCCGAAGAATTTCGAGACCCACTGGTTTTCGCGCCGAATCAGCGCCTTCTGGGTGAGGAAGATCGTGGCGTCGCGGTCGGGGGCGAGCGGCGAGTCGCTGTTGGAGCGGATCTGATCATCCACATCCTTGTGCAGCGACCAGACGTCGCAGTTGTACGTGCCGGTGGAATTCAGATTGTAGCCCGTGCCGGCGGATTCGGTAGCGAGCGCCCGCTTCTGCATCTCGTCGCGGTTGAAGTCGGCCCGCGCGTAGGTGTAGTAGAGATCGCTTTTGTTTTCGACCGGGACCGCCGGGAAGGCCTTGTCCGCGACGAATTCAACTCCGGCGGCCTCCTGAAGGTAGGCCACGGAGATGTTCGTCAGCGGTCGGTTAACGTGAACGTCCTGCAATGTCGGTTGAGGCATTTGTCGATTTCTCCTTTGAGTTTGTTGTGGCTCCGCTGACGGCTACATCTTGTACGGGCCGAGAAGCAGCGCGGGGATGATCACGCCAGCTCCCGCCGAGGCTGCCAGCGCGCGCGCCCGCACGAAATTGCCGGCGGTCGCAGTGATGGCCTGACCGCTGGCATTGGCCATGAGCGGATCGCCGGCATTGACCGCCGCGCCGGTCACCAGCTTGGTGATGCCGAGGATCGCGACCTCGCCTTCGATTCCCTGCGCGTTGGGTTTGTCCTGGACCACGCCATCGGCGACGGCGCCAGCGCCCGTGAAGTTGATCTGTCCGGACGCATTGACGGTCACGAAGTAGAACTGCGGATTCACCGTTCCGCCACTCGTGAGGTCCGCCGCGGCCGGAAGCCCTACATTACGTAATGTCTGTTCGAATGCCATGTCTGTTGGTCTCCTTTCGCCCTACCGGGCGAGGCGAACGCCGGCCCGCTCGAGCGTGGCGATCAGGCCCTTCGCGTTGTGTTGCGCCACGAACGCGCCGTAAACCTCGGGATGCTCTTCGAGCATCAGGGCGTATGCGCGCTCCTTGGTCAGCTTGGTGGTACCGCTTTCGGCGTAAAGATTGGAAGTCTCTTTGCCGCGATTCTGCCGGGCGTAGCTGGTGGCCTGCGCTTCAATTTCCTGAAGCGAGCCAACCGCGCCCTGGTTCGGGTTGACGTGGGATGTAATCATGCTCCTCTCGCTTTCGATCACGCGGGCGGCAGTCAGCTCCTCGCTGATTTCCGCCACGCTGAAGTACTGGCCGGTGGATTTCTTCTTGGTGAGGAGTTCTGCGGCCTTATCGGGACATCCGGCCATTTTGCACAGTGCGCCAATGGCTTCGATGTCAACTTCGGGGCGCATCTTCAACGCTTCGCCGGCCACGGCAGCCAGGCCAGTGAGCGGGGCCATGCCTTCCGGTTTCTTGGCGTCGCCCTTTACGTTCTCGCCGCAGGCGTGGCAGAATGTCGCATCCGCGTGAAGCTTGGTTCCGCACGCGTGGCAGAACTTCGGCTCGTTGTTTGTCTTCTCGTCGCCATCACTGGGCTTCTTACCCTCGGTGGCGATCGTCGTTTCATCGGGCATACTTGCTGTTACCTCCTTGGTTGTGGATATTGCGGCAATCGCCGCCGTTGATTTTTGGACCGGCTCGCCCAGCAGTTGACGAAGCGCGTTCATGGCATCGCCAAGCGTTCCGACCGCGTCGGCCAGAAGCGGAACGGCATTCTCCGCCCAGCACACCCCGGCCTGCGTCGCGATGATCTTTTCAGCGCTGGCCTTCCGGTTCCGCGCCACCGTTGCTACGAACTGGTCGTACTGCCGGTCAATTTCGGACTGGATGTCTTTCTCGGCCCGCTCCGACAGCGGTTCGTGCGGATTCCCGTCGACCTTCTTGTCGCCTTTGAAGATGTAGGTGTACTTGAACCCCTGCTCGCCGTTGAACTTCGAATCTTCCGTGTGGAGCACGACGACGCCAACGGACCCGACCGCTCCCATGCGCGTGACGAAGATCCTGTCGGCCGCGCTGGTAAGAGCGTAGGCCGCCGAGAACGCGAAATCGTCGGCGACCGCAAAGATGGGCTTCAGGCCGCGAAGAGAGTACATGTAGTCGGACAGTTCAAGGCATCCCGTGGTCTCGCCGCCCGGCGAATCCACCTGCAAGAGGATCGCCCGCACTCCGGCGTCGTTCACCGCGTCCTGAAGGTAGCCCCCAATCTGCGCATAGGAACTGCAACCACTCAGCGCCGAAACCCAGGATTCCGCTTTCGTCAGCACGCCCTGGATCGGAATGATCGCGATGCCGTCGATCACCTGATAATCGCCGTCATCACCCTGCTCGATGTACGACGCGGCGAACGGATGGGCAGTCTCCGGTGCTCCCGGAATAAGCCCCAGGCGCGGGCCCAGCGCCTGCACCATGACGTCCAGCTTGGGCGGGTGAATCATGAGTGGCGTGTTCACAAACCGCGATGCCACACGAGTCAGATTCCTCATGGCTTCACGTCCACCTCGCCCTTGCTGGCATCCTGCTGGATCTCGCCTTCTGTCAATCCGGCGTTGCGCCCGGTCAGGACCTTCCGGCCATCGCTGTCGTAAGAGAGCCCAAGCTTGTCGGCTCGCTCGTTGTCCACTGTCTGCTCCGCATCCACCGCACCGGCGTCGCGCCCTTGCGCCGCCACCTCGGCAGAGCGCGTGGACAGGCCACTGCGGATGGCGTCGTTGGAAGCTTTGATGTCCTTTTCGGGGTCCACCCACGGCCAGCCGGGCGTTACCCACTGCACTTCCTCGAATGGCTCGGGATCTTTGCTGTACGCGTTCAGCAGGTCAATGCCGAACACCAGCGCCAGCATCGCCTCCCGCAGCCAGCGTTTATAAACCGGGTGGCAGACCTGGAAGATGAAAACCGAATGCTGATACTGCTCGCACTTGCGGCGGAACTCCAGCAGGCCAGCGCGGATCGAAGAATAATTAATCCCCGACAGGTCACCGCTGATCTGGTACTCGGCGAGACCGGCGCCGCTCGAAAACGCTTGCAAGCAGGTTCGGATGAACGATTTGAAATCGCCGCTGTCCTTGGCCTCGGCGAACGACACCTCTTCGCCGAAGTTCAGTACCTGAAAGGTGCCAGGTTCGAGCTTGCTGATCTGCGTCCCCGGCTCCGTCTGGCCCGGCCCGTTCTGATACTGGTCCGGGGGGATGATCGGATTGTCCGGGCTGGCCTGGGTGATGAACCCGGTGATCATCGCCGCGAGTTTCTTGCGGACGATCTC